AAGTCATCTAGTGGCGGTTGTTCTTCATCTGCCTCATCTAGATAAGAGTATGCGTCTGCGACATCTGATTGGATAGACTCGTATTTATCTATCGTGTTTGTATTGTATGAGTATGCGTATGACATTATTTAACCTCTTTTGTTAGTGCGGATAGGGCTTGTGCAAGGCTTTCCTTGCGTTGCGCTTCTACTAGCGCCTTGTATTCATCTAGTGTCATTAGTTAGTTTCTACCTTTCGCAAGTGTGCTACTACATTTTTAGAAATCTTTTGTAAATCTTTAACTGTCTTAGTCATCTCATCTACGCTATTAGCGGTTTGAAATCCGAGGAAATTAACCCCGTCCCAAATTGTGTATGTGATTGTCATTTTATTTTCTATCCTTTTCGTTGTTAGTTAGTTATGTGTTGAGCGGTTATTTGCTAGGCTCACCTTTCGGATTATTTGCTAGGCTCACGCTCTAATTCTTATTTAGTTGTTATGTCGTTATTGTAGCCGATAGGGCTGACATTTAGGGGGACTTAGACCCTAGTGTCCGTGTGATTTACCTCACACAACAAGCGCAATAGGTCGGTAGGCTAAAGAGGTGCTTTAGCAACGCCTTGCGTTCATAGGTAGTCAATTCGGGGTGGTTAGACTTCACGCCCCCGTGTTGGTATTCATAGACGATTGCGTCTAGTGTTTTTTGAGTGAGCATTTGATTGCTCCTTTCGTTAGCGGATTTCTTTACCGCTTGTTTTTCTTTATACCTTAAGCATAGCAGGGGGGACTGACATTTATGCCCGTTTCTCGGGCGTGTCGTCAAAAAACTTTTGTGAGGTCCATCACACTCACGCTCAAGCCTATAAATCTATGTGCGGACTATGCAGACAAAACGGACATTTCAAATATGTGTATCATACAAATTAAAAAAATATTAACATTTTGTAGAATTTCAAATACTAGTTGACCAGGATTATGCTATACTAAGATCATGAAATGCAACTTCTGCGATAAACCAAAATACGTTGAGAGATTAAACTCAAAAGGCGTACTAGAAAACTTTTGCGTTAATTGCATTAATAAACTGGTAAAGGGCGGGAAATGAAAACTATATTTTGGGTAGGTGTAGTATCAATCCTAGTATGTATATGCGGAATACTTCTGCAAGTCTATACAAACTAGGGGATATAGCTTAATGGTGAAAGCACTTGTCTTATATACAATAGAGTCTGGGTTCAAATCCCAGTATCCCTACGCAGTTCATCATGGTATAATTGTTAAATGAATATTAAGGTGTGCAAATTATGAAAAAAATAGAACCAATCCTACTTGGAAAAGATATTTTGCTTTTTAAAAATGTTTTAGAAAATCCAAAGGAAGTTTACGATTTTGTTTTAAAAACAAAAACTGAAAATGATGTAAACTTTGGCGAGTGGAGTAAATGGGGTAACATTGGTAGCTATTCAAAAGCATATCCACAAAACTCAAATGAGTGGAAAAGTCTTTCAAATCAAAGCTCTATACTAGTTAAAGAGTGCATAGACATATTTTTTCAAGCTCTAAAGATATACAAAGAATCTTATATGAATGAGGAATACTTTAATATGCACGAGTATCCTTTAAACTTTCCAACATCATATGAAGACCTAGATGCAAATAATCCAGAGCGTTATTCTATTTCTGATCTTCCAATATTTGAAATTCCTACTACACAAGCTGGAAAAAATAAATCTATGGATATACACCTTGATCGTCAATTCTGGTACCAGGGTGGACCTAGACATGTATTTAATTTTAATATTTATATTAATGATGACTATGAGGGCGGAGAAATATTTTTCATTGATGTTGAAAATGCAGAAAGAAAAATTTATGTTGATTCAACGGGCAACCACATTGAATATTTGTTAGCAGATGAACCACTTACATATAGAATGGAAGCAGGAGATGCTATGCTATTTAGAACAGATGTGTATCACGGTGTCAAACCGACTATTGGTAATAAATTTTACTTTAGACAATTTTTAGATGCACCAGAAACATTGGAAATTCAAAACATAACTAAGAATATGAGTAATGAAGATTTAGAAAAATTTAAAAAGAATTGTGAAGTAGAAGGAAAATCAAAAATGTTTACTCCTGTGCTATTTGACTCTTTAGAAGATATTGATGTAGATTCTTATAAAGATTGGCCAGGAATAAAGATGCCAATTCTTATTAAAAAATAATTATTCTATCTTAAAGGAGAATCTAAAATTAATATTATAGATTTTGGTCACGGGATCAAAGGGTATGAAAAATTTGTAACAGACGAGGAACTTGCTGTAATTCAAGCTGCCTGTAGAGACGAAAAATTTTGGGAAGGTCCTAAAGGAAGAATAAATAATAACGAAGTTTGGGATGGAAACATAATAGATCTATCTTTTGAGCAGCATGGAGAGCTTCAAAAAATAGTTCAAGGTTTAAACTTTAGGCTTTTAGAAACAGTGTGTGATGAAACAGTTAGACCATCTTTAGGACCTGGTAACATAATGAGATTTAGGTCATCTGATGCTGATAGATTAAAGTTAAATATGGCTATGCAACTTCATCATGATAAATTCAATCCTTGGTCTATATTAGGGGTAGTTATATATTTTAATGACGATTTTGAAGACGGAGAAATTGAATACATTGACTTAGGCATAAAAATAAAACCTAGGGCGGGAATGATGTTATGCCATCCAGCAGAACTAGTGCATTTTGTTAATAGAGTTACCAATGGAGACAGATACTTTACTACAAACTATATAATGGAGCATTTTTACTGGGATAAAAGAAAGCAGCTTCCAGAAAAAGAATATAAAGCTATAATGCACAAGCATAGAACTCAAGATTATCCTCCAGTAGATGATGTTGCATTTAATGCAAACTTTAAAAAATCTAACGCTAGAATATTATAATAAAGCAGTTGACTAGGATATATATATGAGAAAAAAATATTACTCTGCAGTATTGATTATATCTGCAATACTAGCTCCAGTATTTATATTTCTATACGAAGTTAAAAAAATGGGCGGGATTAGAGATATCTTTGATGTCGATGACGAAGATGAGTCTAAATAAATATTACCTTGATCTATATACGTCCTATTGATTATACTTGGGACAATAAAGGATATCGTCGTAAAGGGACTTTTTGGCCCTCTCCCGCCCTTGGGTAGGCAAAAAGCCTAGTAAAGGCTTAGAGAGCCTCTAGAGGCTTTATGAAGGGTATTTCAGATAAAATGTTTCATGTGAAACAATATATTACAGTTGACTAGAATATGCTTCTACTCGCGGCGCACTTTTTTCGCACTATATGGCGTTTAATGCTCTTTAAATTCTCCCATAAACTTACTAGATAGTTCTGGGCCTTCTAGGCCAGAGGCCTGGTATTTTTTAATTAGCTCTGGAGTAAATTGAGGATTTTCTTTAAGAGGTGTCATCCAAACTCTTTGAAAATGCTCAAAATCTCCATTGTAAGCTTCTTCTATCTGAGCATTATATTCTGGGCTTTTGTAGTTATAAAAAGTTCCTGGGTTATCTTCTGCTTTAAGAACAAAATTCGAATATGCATAACGCACTCCCTTAGTAACCTTTTCAACACCATGTGTATGTGGGTCAAATGCGCCGTGTACAATTAAGTCTCCTCTTTCTGGCTTAATTGTTAGTCTATTTTCTTCACCTACTGCTTCATTTTTATTTCCGTCTTTATCTATGTTCGTGTAAAATATTTCTCCGCCTTCAAAGTCTCCAAAGTATGCAACTAAGCCAAAGTCTAGTTCGCAGCAAGTTTTCCATACGTCAACCTGAGAAAGTCTATGACACTCCCCTTTGCCTGGCGAGTCTGAGTGAGTAAACATTCCTTGATTCATATGCTCGCTTATAACCAAAACATTGTTTTGAGGGTGTATTACATATTCTGGATAAAGCATCTCGCTTGCTTTTGCCCATAATTTATGTAGACCTAAGATTGGTGGACTGAGCTTATCTGCATACCAGCTTATTAAGGTTTCTTCATATTTTTGGTCGTACTTATATTCTCTTAAGGCATCTTCTACAATTTTGCACTCTTCGTCAGTGTAAAAACCTTTAAAAACAAAAACTCCGCTGGGTGTTCCGTAATTATCTGGGAAGAACGAAACCTTGGTGCAATCTTCTCTATCGTAGAACATCATTTCCCCCTATTGATAATTTTCTTAAAATAAAATTTTATTATTCCATCTCGACATCTTTCACAAATACGCTTGTGATCAGCTTTTAGCTTCTCATCCTCTTGGAATTTAGGACTCATCATATATTTTGCAAAATAATCTCTGGTCATAATATACATATTATAGCATGCGTAAGCCCCTGGAGGCGGATCCAGGGGCTTACTTGCATTTTCATGCATACGCCAGGATTTACTCAACTAGCGTAATCTTATATTACAAGAAATATTTTTAAAAAGCAATACCTAGAATATATTTTTTTCAAACATTTTTTCTACAACTTGAGATAGCAACATGCTAATGGTTGGTCGAAACTCATTATTTTTGTAATCAGCTTCTTGCTCAGTAATGCCGCTAGAAATCATAGCTTGCTTATTCGCCTTTTCAAATTCATCTACCATAAATAATAATAGCTGCTCTTTATTCATTTTCTTCTCCTGGGTTAAACGACGGAACTGGTCCCAATAAATATCCCGCCTCATGATACTCAATCATTTTTTCTACTTCTTTTTGATCCGCAACTTTGCTAGCAATAAGGCTAAGCAAATCGTATATCCTGTGCAACATTATGTAGGTAACCATTGGAAGGTTATCTTCCAGGTTATTTTGCTGGATCTGAGGGTCTTCCTGCATCTGTCCACCAAATTTCTCTTCCCATAGCATCTGTTTCAGAAAGTATGGATGACTCAAAATCACTTTGTTTGTTCATTTACTAATCTTACTATATCGTCATACTTTTGTAAACCCAAAGTATTCTTATATTTACACTCTAAACAGTAAAGATATATTTCAGACTCCCCGTCCCCATTACAAAATAGAAGACCTTGATCCTGTGGGCATAAAAGCTTAGGAACAAGGCCTTCTAAAGAAAGGTTTATATAGGTAGACACATATTGTATCTTCACTACATCCCCTTTCTAGTTATCAGGAAATTTTAAATAAAATTCCATTGCTCTTGGGGTTAAACCCTTCCAAGCAGACCAATCAATACCGCCATTGGTCATGTAATACGCTATCTCTGCATTTTTAGTTGGGTCAAACAACGACTCGTTTGACTTCAAGTTAAATTTTTCTTTACGATCTACTCCGAGGTTACCCAACATGTTGATCTGAAAAATTCCGTAAGAACTGTCTCCAGTTGCTCTGTTACCATTGTAAGCTAATGGTCGTCCGTTAGACTCCCGCTTTGCAATAGCCCAAGCCGTTTTAAGGGCTTTTCCTTCAAATCCTACTGTAGACAACAGTTCTATTAGTTCTGCGTCTGTAAGCATTTCTGAAGGCTTATAAACAGTATTGCTGTACTTTTCTAAGGTTTCTTTCTTAAGTTGTACTTCTGTCTTTGGTTTTACTATTTCTGTTTGAGCTAGTGCAACAGTATTGCTGTTTGAAAACAAAAACATTGTTGCTACTGCAATTGCTGTCCAGTGATGAACAACACTACTCAAACTTTCTTTTATATTCTCCATTGGCATTTCCTCCTTTAGAGATAGCGAAGTATAATCATACCATTACAATAAAGAACATGTCAAATGATTTTTATCTTGACAAAGAATATCTAAATAGTATACTTCCAATAGGGGGGTCGGGGGGTCAGCAAATCAACAAAAATCAACATATATTATATATATGTATATATAAAGTATTATATATTATAGTTAACTAAAAAACAACAACAAAAATAATTTTTCTTTTCTTTTATAAAAAACTTTGGTACACTTAGACTTCACTTAAAAAAATAATCAATCCGTAAGGCGGAAGAAAAGGCGACAAATGAAAAATACTATTGAAAATCCTTATGAAAATTTTATTGCACTCTCAAGATATGCTAAATGGGTAGAAGCAGAAGGACGTAGAGAAACATGGGGAGAAACAGTAGATAGATATTTTTCTTTCATGACCAATCACTTAAAAGAAAACCATAATTACATTCCAAATGAGAAGCTTGTTGCGGAATTAAAAGAGTTTGTATTTGAACGAAATGTTATGCCGTCAATGAGATCTGTAATGACTTCTGGCGCAGCACTTGAAAGAGATAATGTAGCAGGATACAACTGTGCTTTCTTGCCAGTCGATTCACCTAGATCATTTGATGAAACAATGTATGTGCTTATGTGCGGAACTGGTGTAGGATTCTCAGTTGAGTACAAGTATATTAATAAACTTCCTGCCGTCCCAGAAAAATTAGAAAAATCTGACACTGTTATTGTAGTTGAAGATTCAAAGCAAGGTTGGGCGAAAGCATACCGTGAGTTACTTGCGCTACTTTGGACAGGACACATTCCAGCAATTGATGTAACTAAAGTTAGACCAGCTGGAGCAAGACTAAAAACAATGGGCGGTAGATCATCTGGACCACAGCCGTTGATAAACCTATTTGATTTCACTATCGCAAAGTTTAAGAATGCTGCTGGAAGAAACCTTAAGCCAATCGAATGTCATGACATTATGTGTAAAATTGGTGAAGTTGTAGTTGTTGGTGGAGTAAGAAGATCAGCAATGATTTCTCTTTCTAACATAAATGATATTGAAATGGCTCAGGCTAAATCTGGTAATTGGTGGGAGGCAAGCCCACAAAGAGCTTTGTCTAATAACTCAGTTGCATATTCTCGCAAACCAGAGATGGAACAGTTTATTGCAGAATGGAAATCTCTTTATGACTCTAAGTCTGGAGAACGTGGTATTTACAATGTGGCCGCAGCTCAAGCCCAAGCAGCAAAGTTTGGTCGCAGAGATGCTGATATTCATTATGGAACGAACCCCTGCTCTGAGATTATTTTGCGTCCATATCAGTTTTGCAATCTTTCAGAAGTAGTATTGCGTGAAAAAGATACAAAAGAAGATATTGCTAACAAGGTAAGGCTTGCAACCATACTTGGAACTTGGCAGTCAACACTTACAGATTTTAAATACCTAAGAAAGATTTGGAAAGATAACACAGAAGAAGAAAGACTTCTTGGAGTTTCATTAACTGGACAATTTGGACACAAGTTCATGTCTGGCAAACAAGATATTGTTTCTTTAGAGGCTTACCTAATGTCTTTAAGAGAGTATGCTCGTGAAACAAATAAAGAAGAGGCTTGGAAAATTGGGATTCCTGAGTCTGCAGCCATTACTTGCGTAAAGCCTTCTGGAACAGTGTCTCAATTGGTAGGGGTGTCTTCAGGAATGCATCCATGGCACTCGCCATATTACATTCGCACAGTTCGTGGTTCTAAAGGAGATCCAATTTCAGTTTTCTTAAAGGAAGTCGGAATTCCAGTAGAAGATGATGTAATGAAACCAAATGAAACATATGTATTTTCATTCCCAGTAAAAGCTCCAGAAGGAGCAATTGTTAGAAATGATTTGACAGCTATCGATCACTTGAATATTTGGCTTGTGTACCAGCGAGCATGGTGTGAGCATAAGCCATCTATTACAGTTTCTGTAAAAGAAGATGAATGGATGGAAGTAGGAGCATGGGTATACAAAAACTTCGATGAAGTTTCTGGAATTTCATTCCTTCCTCACTCAGACCATACATATAAACAAGCCCCTTATCAAGAAGTATCAAAAGAGGAGTACGATGAGCTTCTTTCTAAGATGCCAAAAAATATTAGATGGGAAGATCTCTCTTTTTATGAAACAGAAGATGGAACTTCAACAAACGCCACCTTGGCTTGCAGTTCAGACGGAAATTGCGAACTTGTAGATATATCTGCCTAGTGGTAGAATTAAGTATTGGGTAAAACCAAAATTCATGGGCAACACCGCCCAAATGGAGATGATAATATGGCTATCAAAAATTTTGATAAAGCTGATTTAAATAAAGACGGGAAAGTAACTATGCAAGAACAAATTTTATCTGCACTAGGCTCTTACGGAAGAGCATTTTTAGCCGCAGCAATGGCTCTTTACATGACTGGAAATACAGATCCAAAAGATTTAGTAGCTGCTGGATTTGCAGCAATTGCCCCAGTTATTTTGAAGGCTTTGTCGCCTAGCGACCACAGCTTCGGATTTAAGTCCAAGTAATTATTAGTCAATTAGGAATGCCCTTATGCTAAAATAGTGTAAGGGCATTTCTCTTTAGGAGTATAAAATGGCAGCGCAAAAAAATTTTCAAGTAGATGAAAACACCACATTTACGTTTGAGGTTCAATACTTAGACGAAGATAATGTCCCTATACAATTAAATCACCACACCGCTAAAATGCAAGTAAGAGATACTCAAGGTGGAAAGAAATTAGCATTCACTCTAACGGATCAAGACGGCATTACAATAACTCCATCATTAGGAAAGCTTTCCATTTCAGTTTCATCAGAAAGAACTAAAAAACTTTTTTATCCAAAATCGGCGTATGATTTAGTATTAATTGACCCAAGCGTTAATATAACAAGACTTCTAGAAGGATATCTAACCTTAAATAGGGCGGTAACCTTATAATGGCAACCCGCCTAATAGTAACAGAGAATAATCCATTAGTAGTCGTAAGAGCATCAGGCTCTCCTGGAAGAACAATAATAAGTGGAGAAGGAAATCCAGCTAATTCATTAGGTTCCCCAGGAGACTTCTATTTTGACACTTTGACTACAAGATTTTGGGGTCCGAAATCACTTGTTTCAGATTCTTGGAGTATTGAGGATAGCTTTGTTTTAGATAAGCAAGTATCATACATGTACTCATGGGAAATGAGCCAAATAACTGGTCCAGTTAATGGTGTATATTCTGTAGCCATTACCCACAATCTACAATTTCACCCCAACGTTTCTGTTAAGTCAAGTTCAGGCGACTTGTTAGAAACTGGAATAGACTATAATAGTATTAACCAAATAACATTGACAATGGCTCAGCCATTTTCGGGGACAGCATACCTGTCCTAAAAAGGAGATAAAAAATGGCAAGAAAATTTTTAGTTAGCGTTGATTTAAACAAGAATGAATTACTCAATGCTAGAATTCAAAACTTAGGAACTGCTCCATCGAGTCCAGTATCTGGTCAGATTTATTATGACACATCTAACAATGTCATGTATTACTACAATGGGCTTTCATCTCCTAATGGCCCATGGATGCCAATGTCTGCTTCTTTGGAAGTTGTTACAGATGCAATTGGTACATATGTTGAAGGTGGAGTTGGATTAACAAAAACATATGTTGATAACACAGGAATAACAACTTTAGATTTAGATGACACTGCAGTAAATGCTGGTTCATACGGTTCACAAACAAAAATCCCTACATTTACAGTAGATCAGCAAGGTAGATTAACTGCCGCTGGAGAAGTTGATGTTGCAACAGAGCTTTCAATTACTGGAGACACTGGAAACACATCAATATCTCTTCTTACAGAGGGACTAACAGTAACTGGTGGAGAAGGAATTGACGTATCTGTTACAGATAACGAAATTACAATTTCTGGTGAAGATGCATCTACAACAAATAAAGGTATTGCTTCGTTTGAAGCAGCAGACTTTAATGTAAATGCAGGTGTTGTATCTATAAAAGATATTGACCTAGATTCACAAACAACTGGAGATTATGTAGCAACAATTGTTGGAACAGCAAATGAAGTTACAGTTTCACCAAATAGTGGACATAACGCTGCAGTAACAATTGGTTTGCCAGATAATGTTGAAATAACTGGCAACTTGCAAGTTGGCGGAAATTTAAATGTAATAGGAACTGTTAACTCTGTAAATACAACACAGATTAACATTGAAGATAATAAGGTAAATCTTAATAGTAATTTTGCTGGATCTCCAACGACAGATGCTGGAATTGTAGTAGAGCGTGGTACAGAAGCAGATGTAGAAATACTATGGAATGAGACATCAGACAAGTGGACACTCACCAATGATGGTTCAAACTACCATGTAATCGCTAGAAAGTATGCAGCTACACTCGGAGCTTCAGCAACATCATACACTATAACACATAATTTAGGAACAACAGATGTAACAGTTCAGATATTCGAAGCAGCACTTCCTTATGCACAAGTTGAAGCAGACGTACTTAGAAATAATGCTAATTCAGTAGTAATTAATTTTGCAACTGCTCCATCAGCTGGAGAATACAGAGTAGTTGTAGTAGGTTAATCATGTCTAGACAGATGCTGGTACCTCTAAGGCTATTGGCCTTGTCAACAGACCCAGCATTTGGTCAGGTTGGCGAAGTTTACATAAATACCACTACAAAAAATTTACGTGTACACAACGGAACTACTTGGATAGAGCTTACTCCACCAAGTACAGATCCTACACCATTCTATATGCACACACACACTTTCGATGGAGACGTACACACAATAGATATACAGAATCAAATTGATTTTAAGAATTTGGAAAATCCTAACACACCAGGATTAGTTTTGCCTGAGATAATAGGATATGATGGTGGTCTTCCAGATAGCAATTTGTCTAACCCATCATTTGTGCAAGAAAACTTGTTTGATGCAGGTCTTTTTGATGGAACAACAGTAGTAGAAGAAGAGATTTTGGGAGGCGGAGGGTCGGAAGACTTTGATGCACCATCACTCGATGGAGGTAATTCATAATGGCATATAAAATTCAATTAAGAAGAGACATAGCAGCAAACTGGACAGCAAACAATCCATTACTTTTAAATGGTGAAATTGGTATTGAAACAGATACGCTTAAGTTTAAAATAGGTAATGGAACTCAAAGATGGAACTCTATAACAGCGTATGCCCTTAAGCCTGGGCTAGCAAATGGAGTTGCTACATTAAATTCAGATGGCAAGATTCCTTTAAGCCAACTTCCAGACCAAGTATCTTTGGATTCAGAAGCTATTTTAGCAATACAAAATGCACTATCATCTATCACAACAACTGATATACAAGAAGGCGACAACCTATATTTTGAAGATTTTAGAGCTGTAAATGCAGTAGAAGGACTATTTGATTTAGAAGGATCTGCAGCTTCCGCTTTATTAGAAGCAAAATCAGACTCTACCGCAAAAGTTAATGCTGCTCAATTAGCTGCAGCAATAGACGCAACAGATAAAGTTGCAGCAGCACTTATTACTGCTAAAGCAGATGCTGAAGAATTTACAACATCATCAATAAACTCTTTAACAACCTCTGATATAGAAGAAGGCACAAGGCTTTATTTTACAGAGTCTAGAGTTGATAACATAGTAAATCCACTTATTACACAAACAAGAGGCTATGTAGATCAAGAAGTCGCTGGGGCCAAGGAATATACAGACGAAGCACTTTCAGGTTTTATCCCGCCTATATCAAACATATCTTCTACTTCAGACGTTCCAGAAGGCAGCAATTTATATTTTACTAATGCTAGAGCAATTTCAGCCACAAACAATGCTAGAACCTCTGTGCTTGTATCTGCATTAACAGCAGTCGATGATTTAAGAACAGAAATAAATACTAGTCTAACAAACTATATTCTATTGGCAGATAGAAACTCTTCAGGGGGAATTGCTGGTTTAGACTCAAATAGCCAGATATTAGAATCTGCCATACCTTCAACAATAGCAAGATCATCAGATTTAATTTCTGCTATTGAAGGAGTTATTGATTCTGCACCAACTGCATTTGATACGCTTAAAGAAATTTCAGACTATATTTCTCAAGATCAAACTGCAGCCTCTTCCTTAACGACATTAATTGGCACAAAGCTTGCATCTTCATTGGCAGCAACAACTTACGCACCAATTGCTTCACCAACATTTACTGGGATAGTTACTATACCAGAAGGATCTTTAATATCTGGATACGTAACAACAATTAGCTTAACATCTAGTTTAGAATCCACTTTAACTGAAGCAAACGAGTATACAGATTTAGCAATACAAGGAATTGAAAACTCACTTGGAGGCTATCAGCCAGAATCTGAAAGAAACCAAAATAATGGTTATGCTGGTTTAGACTCAAGCGGAAGAATATTAACATCTTCTGTTCCAGTAATATCAAATACAATGCTTGAAAACAAATCAATTACTATAAATGGCTCTGCAGTCGAGCTTGGTGGAACAGTTATTACTGGATATACAAATGGTATTTCAGGATCAAACATAAACAAAATTACTTATGGAACAGGTTTAACACCACCTTCAAGCGGAAACTCTGCTGGAGACATTTACATTCAATACTAAGGAGACCAAATGCCGCTAAATATTTTTGACGGTTCCAGTTGGAATCCTTTAAAAAAAATACAGATTCATGATGGAAGCACATGGAATGAATCTAAAGCGGCCTATATTTGGGACGGATCTGAATGGAAGTCATTACTTAATTTAAAGCCAACAAATACAGAGCTCCCAATACTTTCTTTACAAGGTGATGCATTTTTTTATGCAGCACAAGAAACTATTTCCGTTTCAAATGGAGTATGGGAAAATTCTCCAACTTCTTTTAAATATCAGTGGCAAAAATCTGCCTATACTCCATCTGGATATAATTGGTCAAACATAGCAGACAAAACATCTAGCACATTGTTTTTAGACGAAGACGAGTGGAATTCTATAAAGTCATTAAAGTATGTTGGGTATGTTGTAAGATGCAAAGTTACTGCTACAAATGATGCTGGGGACAATGAAGAAGACGTACACACTTTGGCAAGCCCAGTAATTGCCCCAGAAAGGCTTTCTGTACTGACTGCAACAGTTGTAGAAAATGGAGTTATAAAACTAGATTGGACAAAACCAATTGGAGCAAACAATTTTTACTTGCAGTATAGCGGTGCTGCTTCTGGAGAAGTAGATTTGCTTGGAGATGTCAATACATATCAAATAGACACTGGCAATGGAAGCGGAGGTTTATCGATATTAATTAACCCTGTAAATTCATCAAATGTAAGCGGAATCAATCTTAGTGGATTAGGTAAAAATGCATCTGTGTCCGATGTAAAACCAAATAAACCAGCAGTAACACCCAGCCTTGTTTCAAAATCAACTGGAGGAACTTTTAGCTGGTCACTAAATTTAATTCAACCCACAGAGTGGATTATTTATAATAATGGAGAACTATATACAAGCTCATACCTATCAGGTCTTGGCGCATCAGCAACATCTTATGAAATTGATAGAATAGGTGAAGGCGGAACCACATACGGATCATTTACAATTACAGTAAATGGAACAGCTCCTAGATTTACAGATACTTCATGGAGTTCTTTCCCTCCACTTTCTATTACTTACCCATCAGTACCTATGCCAGTAAATCAGGTGGCGCCAGTTGTTTCTGGCACTGGAAGACAATTTACAACTACAACTGGAACTTGGAGCAATTCATCTTCAATATCTATGTATTTGTATGAATGGTATGCAGATGGAGTAGCTCTAGGGTTTGGTTCTGGCTCAAGTTTAAGCTTGGGAGATACCACTGCATATGACAATAAATCAATAACATCTTCAGTTCAGATACTTACAACATCTTTAGAAACTAGCTCAAAGGCATTTAGTAGTAACTCTGTTCAATCAACCACTATTGCTGCAGAAGAACCATCTTCACCAGTTACTTATTGGGCATGCTGTAATAATGGAGATGGAGTTTCTGGAACTTATGCCAATAGCTCAGCCGCTCTTACAGGATTAAATGCAGCATGTGCTGAATCTGAACCAGGGATTAATAATCAAGTGCAAGGAGGAGTTTCAAGAACTCCAGTTTGCGTTCCAGCACCACCTACAACATATACAATTCCAAATTTAGTTGGCACATATAATCCTTCTAGCACATCAAGCTACAACATTTCAGTTGGCACATCAGTCAGTACAACTGACTATACTAAAGAGGGGCAAGTTTCTTCACAATCTCCAGCCGCTGGAACAGTTGTAAATGCATCTCCAATTCCTACAATTACTGTATACAAGTTTGCTTATCAATCTGCTCCAGATCCAGAACCAGAAGAAAAGCCAGCATGTCCTGGCACAATAACAAATGCAGCAGCATATACTTGTGCCGAGCTTGGAAGAACACTTCTTGGTAACTCTACAACCTATGCCATAAGTGTTGGACAGCAATGTTGTGGTGATTTAATTTCATGCCCCGCACCAGGTGCATGGAGTGCATGGAGCACATGCTCTGCTCAGGGTTCTCAAACTAGAACAAGAACAAACTATCAAGGTTCATCATGTACAACATATACAGAAACACAAACTCAATCATGTACACCACCAGAAACATCAGTTCAATACTGGGCTTGTTGTAATAATGGAGACGGAGTAACTGGAACATATTCAAGTAGTAGTGCAGCTCTTGCTGGATTAAATGCAGCATGTGCTGCATCTGAACCAGGGATTAACAACCAAGTACAAGGAGGGGTATCTACTACTCCAGTATGCGTATCCGTATTTGCTCCACCAAGCTTCTTCGCACCACCAAGCTTCTTCGCACCACCAAACTTCTTCGCACCACCAAACTTCTTCGCACCACCAAACTTCTTCGCACCACCAAGCTTCTTTGCCCCACCAAGCTTCTTCGCCCCACCAAGCTTCTTCGCACCACCAAGCTTCTTTGCCCCACCAAGCTTCCCAGCATTACCTTCAACAGGCAAAACTTGTACATCTGCAAATATATCAATGGCTATATGTAATGGTGGAGGTTGTGATAATAGTGGGTGTGCCAGTGGAGCAACATGCAGCGATCCACAAAACTTTGCAGGATCGGGATGTTAATTAAATGAAAGGAAGAAAATGTTAACAGATACAAGCGTTTTATATGTAAGAGGTGAAGACGGAATAAACGGAGTTCCATTAGTTTGGGTTATAGACGGAGAGTGTTTATATGATATACCAACATGGGAATACTATGCCAATATGTTTATGCTTTCTGATGAAGTTATTGACATTTCTCAAGAATATCCAGATCACAATGGCATTACAGTTAGATTTATAAAAAATGGAACAGTAGTTGATGATTTTCAAACATCAGAGTATTTTGGAAGCATTTTATTAAGCAATCCACAAGTTTTAAATTTATTGGATTATCCATATGGCATGTATGTAATTTCTCCACATGCCACATTCGATGGAGAAAAGTTTACTATTTTGAATGCAAACATGTCATCTCTTTTGGAATGGCATCCACTTCAGAATAGACAAACAGGCAATGATTAATGTATAATATTACCTTACCTATTTAAAGGAGATATTATGGCTAAATCAAGATGGCAAGAGTATAAGGAAAAAAATGGAGTTACTCCATTAGACCTTCTAAACCCTATGACAATGCATGCTGAAGAACAAGTATCAAATTCAAGAATGTCAATATGCAGGTCCTGTCCAGAACTAATAAGTCTAACATCTCAATGTAAAAAATGTGGGTGCTTTATGAATATGAAAACAAAGCTGCAAGCAGCAAAGTGCCCAATAGGTAAATGGTGAATTTTAATGAATTATAAATATTTATAGGATATAATTGACTAAGTAACAAGACTTACACAAGGGGGTAGCCCATGGCCACCAATTTTCCAAACACTCTAGATGAGCTAATTAATCCAAATGGTACTGATCAGTTATCAGCACCTTCCCACTCCGAACAACATGCAAATGCAAATGATGCAATTGAAGCATTGCAGGCAAAGGTCGGAATCGATGGATCAACAGATCCAGATTCTTTAACCTATAAAGTTAACGATATAGTTTCTATTCTAGGAGACCTAGATAACAGCACAGACAATGTAATAGAGCTACTTGGCCTAGAAGGCAATAACGACCTTGCAGTTTATGGAATTGAAAATGCAACCAATGTAGATTCATTTGCAAAAAATACATGGAAAACAGTAAGATATAATCTTCAGGTTACAAGGGGAGCAGATGTTTATGCATCTGAGATCACGGCAACACAATCTGGATCAGACATGCTAGTATCAGAGTCTAACATCATATCAAACACAAACAATAGCCTATTTACTTATACCTTTGAAGAAAATTCAGGTATAATTAGTTTAAGAATCACCCCTGTTTCTGGTGAAATTGCAGTAAGATTTGTAAGAACAGCATTAAAGGCATAACAAAAAAAGCAGTAAGAGGAGTCATATAAATGGCAACAGTAGTAAAAAACTTTAGAATTAAATCAGGCCTCATTGTAGAAGGTAACACAGGTACAATCGGTGGCCAAAATATACTTACAGAAACAGGTGGAGATTCCTATATTCTCAACCTCGTTGGTGGAGCTACACTTGTAAAGTCAGTAGATACAGGAGTATTTTCTGTAGATGGTTCAGGTAACCTTACAGTAAATGCTAATACATTTGACTCATACGGTTCCGCTTCAGCAGCTGAAGCAGCAGCAATTTCTGCAGCAGCAACTGATGCAAGCACAAAAGCTTCAAATGCACAGTCAGCTGCAATTACAGCAGCAGCAACTGATGCTACAACTAAGGTAGCCGCAGAAGCAGCGCTTAGAGTATCAGGAGATGCAGCTTCAGTTTCAACTGCAGCAGCAGATGCAACATCAAAGGCCAATGCAGCTCAAGCAGCAGCAGAATCTACAGCATCAGCAGATGCTACATCTAAGGCTAACGCAGCACAGTCTGCAGCAATCTCTGCAGCAGCAACAGATGCAACTACAAAAGCTAACGCAGCACAAGCTGCAGCAATTGCATCAGCAGCAACAGACGCTACTACAAAAGCTAACGCTGCTCAAGCAGCAGCAGAGCAGCATGCAGATGATGCAGTAGCAGCACTTGTTAATGGTGCACCAGCAGTTCTTGACACTCTTAATGAGTTGGCTGAAGCACTTCAGGATAATCCAGATATTATCTCTGATCTTCAGGGTATTGCAGCAGGAAAGCAAGATACATTAACTGCAGGAGCAAATATTGACATTACAGGGTCAACAATCTCTGTAACTGGTCTTGATTCAGCAGATATCTCAGACTTTAACACAGCAGCACTTTCTGCAACATCAGCAGCATACGATGCAGCAGGATCTGCATCAGCAGCACAGACTGCAGCACAGAGCTACGCTGACGGCCTTGCCGTTAATTACGATGCAGCAGGATCTGCATCAGCAGCACAGACTGCAGCACAGAGCTACGCTGACGGCCTTGCCGTTAATTACGATGCAGCAGGATCTGCATCAGCAGCACAGACTGCAGCAGAAACCCATGCTGGTGAACTTGTAGACGACCTCACAGCAGGAATAACAGCATTTACAGAAATAAATGTAAACTCTGAGGCTAAGCAAATTGCAGCAACATCATCTTCATTAGGATCAGTTGTAGTAACTGCTTACCAATGGGCAAAGGCGGATTTCCGCTCAGGCAAGTTCCTTGTTAAAATTGATAATGGAACACACAATGAAATATCAGAAATTCTAGTAACACTAGATTCATCAGATAACGTAGCAATTACAGAGTATGCAATTGTCGGAACTAATGGATCAAGAGGCACAATTACAGCATCAGTATCTGGTGCAAACGTTCAGCTAAGAGTAGATCCAGTAAATGATTCAACAATCAAGGTATCTGGAACACTTCTTAAATAATTAAATAAAGGGCCAGGGGAGAGCCTGAATCTCCCCACAAAAAACAATTAGGGGATATGTGAACTTAAATGGCAACAGTAAACAAAAATTTTAAAGTAAAGAATGGGTTAAATGTAGCAGGCACTGCGACATTTGATACAGACATAGTTTTAGGGACAGCCCCAATATCGTTTGATACACAAACAAATAGGCTCAAGGTTCAGATTGATGGAACTTGGCAGCCTATTGCTTTATACTCAGAAATTCCAAATGAAGCAGAAATGCTTTCATTTATGGATGTAGGATTGGCTATTGATTACAATGGTCAGCCAACATATATCATTCAGGCTAATGGAGTTACTCCAACAGGAACAAACAAGTTCGTATCTGGCGGAGATCCTTCAACAACTGAATTTGGAATGACTTTTGATTCAGGAGCGTTAGTAGCATGACACTCAAATATAATCGTTTTAATGCTATAATTTCAATATATCAAATTAAAGGGGTGGCATAATGTCAACAGTAAGAATTCAAGTACGTAGAGGTTTAGCTTCAGAATGGACCACAGCAAATCCAGTATTGGCTGCAGGTGAAATGGGTGTTGAAACAAACACTAATAAATTTAAATTTGGAAATGGCTCTTCTACATGGACAGCCCTTTCATACGCAGCTGCTGATACAGCAGCAATTGGAGAAATTTCACAGGATGCCATAGATCAAGCTCTTTCAATGGGCGCAGGTCTTACAAAGACATATAACGATGGCACCAATACAATTACAATAACTGTAGATACAGATGTTATTTCAACAAAAGCATTTGCTACATCAGAAGCAACATCAAAGGCAAGTGCTGCACAGACAGCTGCAATCGCAGCAGCAGCAACAGATGCTACTACAAAGGCTAACGCAGCGCAGGCAGCAGCAGCAACAGATGCAACCACAAAGGCTAATGCAGCGCTAGCAGCAGCAGAAGACTATACAGATACAGCAATCAGTGGAGTTAATAACTCTTTGGGAGATTACATCCCAGTTTCAGACAGAGGGGCTCAGAATGGAGTTGCCTCACTTGATACAAATACTAAAATTCCAGTAGCACAAATTGCATTAAATAATTTCGATGGAGTTATTAGCACAAGCGCAAATATATTTGGAAATACTATAACAGGAACAAATTTAGTTGCAGAAGACTTATTGACAGCAAATGATGTAAACATAACTGGTAACTTAACTGTTAGTGGAACATCAACTACTGTTAACTCAACAAATGTTTCATATGATGACCCAATGATTTATATTGGTGATGGCAATCAATCTAACGTCCTTGATGTTGGTGTTGTAGGAGCATTTAATAATGGAACATATCAGCATACTGGTCTTGTCCGTGATGCTTCCGACGGAATTTGGAAGCTTTTCTCAGGAGTAGTTACTGAGCCTACTACAACAGTAGACTTTACTACATACACAAGATCACCACTTGAAGTTGGTCAAATATTTGCTACCGCAGCTCAAATAGGAGAAGTTAGCCCACAACAAGTTCAGATGCTTTCTGATGTTACTGGACCCATTCAAAGCCAGTTAGATACAAAGCTTGATGAAGTACCAAATCTTTCTGTTACAACAGCAAAGATAACAGATGATGCAGTAACAGCATCTAAGATTGCAGAGTCTTCAGTTACAGAAGTTAAAATTGCAAATAGCGCAGTAACTGCAGCTAAAATTGCATCTTCTTCAGTTACCGAAGTTAAAATTGCAAATGATGCAGTTAGCGAAGATAAAATATTTGCAGGTGCAGTAACTGCCGATAAAATTAGAGCTTCTGCCGTTACCGAAACTAAAATCGCAAATGATGCGGTTACTGGAATTAAAATTGCAAATGATGCAGTTAACGCAGATAAAATAGTTGCAGGCTCTGTAACTACAGATAAAATTGAAAATAATTCAGTTACTGAAATTAAAATTGCAAACTCTGCAGTAACAATTAATAAGATTGCTGATGCAACTATTACAAATGCAAAGATTTCAGCTACAGCAGAAATAGATCAGTCAAAGGTTGCTGGATTAACTCAGGCATTAGATGCAAAAGCACCAATTGATTCACCAACTTTAACTGGAGCAGTTGTTCTTCCAGCATCAACAACTATTGGTTTAGTTGATTCAACTGAAATTGGATACCTAAACGGAGTTACATCTTCAATTCAAACACAAATTACAGCAGCAGCAACAGAACTTTCAAACCATGAAGCAGACACAACAAATATTCATGGAATTGCAGACACATCACTTCTCGCAACAAAGTCTTATGCAGACACTGCAGAAGCAGATGCAATTACCGCAGCAGGAACAGCAGCAGACTCTAAGGTTGCAGCAGCAGTAGCAGCACTTACAAAGTCTTCAGTAGGACTTGCAAATGTTGACAATACTTCAGATGCATCAAAGCCAGTATCAACAGCACAGGCTTCAGCAATAGCAACTGCTAAGTCAGAAGCAATTGCAGATGCAACAGCTCAGGTAAATGCAGTAATTGCAGCAGCCCCAGCAGCCCTTAACACCCTTGATGAGCTTGCTGCAGCACTAGGTGACGATGCAAACTTTGCAACAACAGTCACCACCAGTCTTGCATCTAAAGCACCAATTGCTTCACCAACATTTACTGGAACAGTAACGGTTGCAGCAGCAGGTGTAGCGTTTACAGATGGAACTCAGACAAAGGAAGGCGTTCCTTCACGGACTGTAATTGGAACAGCAATTGCTGGAGCATACAATCTATCAACAGGTGGATTAGCGCTAAGAGATCAGTTAATTCCAGTTTCTGGAGCACACACAATTACAGTTCCTACAAATGCAACTACAGCTTATCCAATAGGAACTTCAATAAGCTTCTACCAGTCAGCTGGAGCAGACGCAGTATTTGCAGAAGCATCTGGAGTTACAATATTGAGAACTCCAGGACTAAAGCTAAGAGCATTATATTCATCAGCAACAATAACCAAGGTAGCAACAGATACATGGTTACTTGCTGGAGACTTGAAAGCATAATTGGGAAATAGGAGAATAAAATGTCAAAAAATATAGGCAGAAGAGCATCAGCTCAAGACAACTTTATTGGCCCAAATGCACCAACTGGGCTAACCGCAGCAGATCATTTGAACGGCGTTAATAACCAACGAAACTTTAACGATGGAATGATTAACCTGTCATGGACAGCACCAGCAACAGGAAATGCACCAACTCAATACAAAATATTTAGAAGTGGAGTAGAGGTAGGAACAGTAAATGCTCCTACTACTACCTTCTCTAATACTGGACTAGTTGGTGGAACTTCTTACTCTTATACAGTAAAAGCAGTTGACCTTTATGGAACATCAGCAGATTCTAATTCAGCATCAGCAACAGCAACAACAAAGCCAGCTGCACCAACAAGCGCATCTGCAACTGCTGGAGTTAATGCAAATACGGTTAGCTGGGGAGCACCTGCAACAGGTGGAAAGCCAATAACCAACTACTTTGTTCAAGGTAATGATGGAACAACTGGAAATACAACTAACTTATCTATATCAATATCAGATACTGCTGGAACATCTCAGTACTACAATGTTTATGCAGATAATGCTAATGGAAGATCAGCGGCATCAAATAACTCTAATACAGTTACTACTTTAGCGCCGTCCTTCTTCTCACCACCGTTCTTCCCACCGTTCTTCCCACCAGGGTTCTTTGCCCCACCAGGGTTCTTTGCCCCACCAAGCTTCTTCGCACCACCAAGCTTCTTTGCCCCACCAGGGTTCTTTGCCCCACCAGGGTTCTTTTCTCCACCAGGGTTCTTTGCCCCACCAAGCTTCTTTGCCCCACCAGGGTTCTTTTCTCCACCAGGGTTCTTTTCTCCACCAAGATTTGGTGGAGGCGGTCTAAGATTCTACTAAAATAAATACAATAGCAGGGGGCAACCCCTGCTATTGTGCTGTTTAAATACAAATGATACAATGTACGTATGACAAATTTTAATGATAATTATTCTTTTTCTTCAAAAGAACAGCTTTTCCCTGGAGTTTGGGTTTACAGAAATGTAATTAAAAAAGAAATTGATGTTATTAATAGGCTTAATAATATTGGTAAGGCTGCTATAGAAGACGGGGACTCAAGGTACGCCTGGACATTTGGTTTTGTAGGATACAGTGAAAAAAGGCCATCGTACAGAGATTGTGAAGATATAAAAGTAGCAGAAATCACACAGCCAAATTCAAATACAGAAACCCTTGTGTCAGATCTATGGAAAGATCTAAAAAAGTATCAGTTGTCAGCCGTTGAAGACTATTGCGGAATGTATAACGTAAAGATGAATTATTGGGAAGTCATGAATTGCATCAGGTACGGTAAAGGACAGCATTTCCAAGAGCATGCTGATCATGGATTTTCATATAGCGCCACAGTTTCTTTGGTTGCATATGTAAATGATGATTATGAAGGGGGAAATCTTTATTTCCCTAAATTAAATTTAGATATAAAGCCACAAGCTGGGGATCTTTATATTTTCCCATCCACTTATTTATTTTCTCACAGAGCAATGCCAGTTGAATCTGGAATGAAATTTTCAATTGTTACTATGCTAGATTACAATGATCATGCACATAGACAAGAGTTTATGCAAATGAGAGCAAAGTGGGTAGAAGAAGATTCAAAAACTGGTAAAAATTCTTATGCATAGCATAGATGTTTTTGTTACCAGAGAAGGACTTGGTATGGTTGATACACTTTCGGCAAAAAGAAAGTGGATGGACGACACATTTGACTCTCATGCCTACAAGTGTTTCCCAGTTAGCTTAACAAACCAGCTAGGCTGGGGCATATCTTTCCCAGAAGATATATCTTTTATATGGGACGGTATTTCTGATAGCAGTTCAGATCATGTAAAAATACTATCTGGTGAAAAATATGCATACTCTGGAAGAGCAAATGCTACAATCAGTTTTAATAGTGGTTTAGTTTTTAAAACTAACAAAGACTTGAGCTTGCTTTCTATGCCTGTTCCTAATTTATTTATTGATGGTGCAGTTCCATTTACAACTCTAATCAGTAGTTCATTTTTTACAGGAGAGCTACCAATTGCTTGGATGATAACAAAGCCAAATGAAATAATAACCATAAAGGCTGGAACTCCAGTTATATCTATATTGCCAATTGATCTGGAGTCATTAAATAATTCAGAGATGGTATTGCGTCCAATTTCTGAATTCCCACAACCAGTGTACAATGATATAGAAAATCCAAATGACTACTCTGAAACAATTAAGGCTTTAAATCAATCTGGAGACTGGTCTAATTTTTATCGAGATGCCGTAGATCATTTAAAAAGAAAAATAGGCAGCCATCAGGTAAAAGCAATAAGGCTAAAAGTTATTAATGCTATAATAAATAATGGAGGAAGCCATGAAAGCAGCAAATAATTGGACTCACGAGCCACCAAAATCTATAACCCCATCTGGATTTTTTGGGAATTCATCTAGCAATATTATAGAGATTAAAGACTTCTTAACAATAGATGAAAGAAAGCGCCTTATGGATTTTGCACTTAACAATAAAATTTGGGACATAACTGAAACACACAGAGATGAAGACGGACTCGTACTTTATGATCATACAATTTGGGAAGACAGAGTTTGCACTTATAACTCTTTAATGGCTTCAGACCCAAGCATACTAGAACTTATTTATAGCATGATTGCAAGATTAAAAATTGAGGTAGATAAGTTCTTTAGCGTTGATGCAAAAGAAACTGGACCAGCAATTGTTAGATGGCCAGTGGGTGCTAGACAAGAGCCTCATGCTGATAAAGAGTTCCATTCTGGACCAGAAAAAGGAAGAGCAAATGATTTTCCTTGGTATGACCTAGCTGGGCTATTCTATTTTAACGACGATTATGAAGGTGGAGAGCTATATTTCCCTCAGCATGGGATTGAGTTTCAGCCAGTTGCAGGAGCAGCATATTTTTTCCCAGGCGATATGAATTATACGCATGGAGTTAGACCAGTTAAATCTGGTAATAGATTCACTTCGCCATTTTTTTGGACGATAACTAAGCATACAGGAGAAAGACAGCCATGAGTAATTTAGAATATGTAGAGATTTACCCTAAAATAGATGTATATAGAAATGTGTTAAAGAATCCTTCCGAGCTTTATCAAACAATGAATGAGTCGGAAAAAAAATCGAATGGCGAGTATTTCTTGAGACCTTGGGATCAATGGTCACACTTTGGAACGTATACACAAAAGAAAGAACTATCAGAATGTTCACCAGATATACTTAGCCATGAAATGTTTATCAAGGAAAAAGCTTTTGTTGATGAGATAGAAGATGCTTATACTAAAGTTGTTTTAGATTATGTAAAGAGACACAACATTGATCTTCCAGAAGGATGGCGTTTTAGTGGATGTTCTTACTCTAAGTATCATGCAAAAATAGACATGCTTCAAAATAATATGACTATGCAATACCATACAGACCATATTACTTCTCAAAAAGATATGCCTGGAGACAAATTCTTTTTGACATGTACCATGTATATTAATGATGACTACGATGGTGGAGATATAGAGTTTTACGTAGACGGCAAGTTTATAAACCATAAGCCAGTTGCAGGAGACATTTTAGTATTTCCCTCTGTTGAGCCATACTTTCATGGAGTTAAAACAATTAATACAAACGAGAAGTTTTTTGTTAGAAACTTTATAATGGTTCCTCACAGTGGAACAGAAGAGTGGCTAGCTAATCAAAGACGCTATGGTGCATACAAGTGGGCACAAATGGAATCTAAAAGAATAGACCATGACGACAAAAGGAATATGGTCTATTTTAAGGATGGCGCTAGGGTGTCATACGAAGAGTACAACCCACAAGATATGGGAGGACAATAAAATATGGAAAGAGAAATGGTTATAACAAGACATAAAGAAGACATTGTAACTTATGAAAACTTTCTTACAAAAGAAGAATGCGAAGCAATTATAAAAGTATTAGCAATAAAAATGGAAAAAGATCAGCTAAGGTGGATGCCAATTTCATTTTATGAATCGTATTCATCAGGCACTCCAGAATTAAATGATCCAGACACAATTGAGTGTGGGCTCCCAGGAGATTTCTTTCAAGTTCTTAGACAAAGAGTAATCGATGCTACTGCAGATATGGCTGGCAAAAACCCAGAGCAGATGTCACAAATAAGTTGGCACTCTCAAAGATGGGCACCAGGAGCATTTGCTAATATGCATTCTGATAACACTTCTAATGATGGAGTATCAGGAGCATTTACAAGAAGCAGATATGCAACCTTCCTTTATCTAAATGATGACTTTGAAGATGGTATCTTAAACTTTAAGCATGGTCTGACTATTGTTCCTAAAACTGGCACACTTGTTACATTTGCTGGAGGTTTTCATAATATGCATGAAGTTACCACAGTTAAAAAATCAATACGTTACACACTCGGTTCATTTTGGGATGATAGAGAAGAAGAAGATTACCCGCAAGAAGTAAGAGATGCATGGGCGGAAGAGCTCAAGCAGGTTAGAGCAATGCAGGCAGATGAAGCTATTGAATGGGAAGATTATCGAAATAAAGGTTTAAGAATAACTCCACGTGGAGAAGTGTATCCAGCATCAGAAGTAGAGAAATAAAATGAATAGTGAAATAGAGTTTAAACAGTTTGTAATGTTTGATTTGCAAATACTTGATGACAATATATGGTATTGGGAAAATTCTCTTAGCTATCCAGACTACCTTAAAAATTTTATTGAAGAATTAGACTTAGACCCAATTTCTTATAACAGAATTTCAAGGTGGGAAAGCTGGAATGCAAGTGACGACCAATCTCATTCTTACGGATCAACAAAAAATATTTTTACTTCTAAGCTAAAAGAGTCTACTGGATCTGATGCAATTGATAAGAAAACTCTTTACGTAGCAAATAGTTTCCTAATGGCATTTGAAATGTGTTCTGAAAGATATTTGGCGGGCCATGGATTAGATAAAAATAATTACAATCTAGAGTTAAATCAAGTTCCAATTAAAAAATGGAATCAAGGTGGGTACATGGGGCCTCATTTTGATGGTCAAGATGGAGACTCTACGCTGGCCTTCTCTCTTGTTGCATACATAAATGATGATTACCAAGGTGGAGAAATTAATTTTCCAAATCAAAATATTACAATAAAGCCAAAGGCTGGCAGTATGATAATGTTCCCTTCACAGCTTCCATATTTACATGAGGTAAAGCCTATCATTTCTGGGACTAGATACATGAGCCCATCTCACGTATATATTAAGTAAATTGGTGGTATAATAAAAAAATGAGCACAACAGGCAAAGGTTTTAGATACCCACAATATACAGACACTCCAGACGTCCCCAGAGACCTCGGTTACCTCGCTGCCGACGTAGATGCCTATCTTGACGACCACCCTGGCCCACAGGGTCCTTCAGGCACCTTAACAATAGGCTCTGTAACAACTGTTAGCGCATCAACTCCAGCATCAGTAGTAAATGTTGGAACCCCAGAAGCAGCAATATTAAACCTAACATTACCT